AAGAACCAAGACCAAGGAGACCACCAGCGATTGAACCAAGAAGACCCATTACTCAGTAGAGGCAGTTCCAGCGGGAGCAGCAGCCGCTTTTTCTGCTTCTTGTTTAGAATTTTCAATATCAATCAATTCTCGGGCCTGGGACTCAAGGTGCTCAGCATAAGCTGACAGGTCCTTAGACCAAGCAATAATTTCAGAGGGAGACTGGATATGACGAGAACGAACCGTTGCCAAAAGGTCATCATCAGTCATTTTATCCATAACCTGCTGAATCTGAGAAACAGATTGTTTACTTTGACCAAACTTGGAAGCAACAGCAAGACCAGCACGGGAAACCAAGTCCTTAGTATGAAGAATCAAACGAACGTCAGAAGTATAACGAACCGGACGAGTTTCATCAGAATCATCAATCTCTACACGAAGTTCTTCAGTACAATCAAACTCAGGAGCAACAGCAAAAGCATCAGGCTCAACATTGGGAATAAGTCCAGAACCTTGTTCCAGACATTCCAAAGAATTAAATTTTCCTATCATAATCAAAACAAGAATTAGTAAGGTATACCATCACGAGACAAATTACGGGCAACATAGCAACCAATATAAGAATTAACCAATAATTGGTCAGTATCCCAAGTAGAATTAGCAGCAACACCGAAAATAGGATCGAGAACAGAAGGGTTGACCTTGAAGAACTTATAGTTCAAAACAACCTTATTAGATTGGTTGACATCACCTTCTGCATAACCAAAGCCAAACCAACCAGAAAGTAAAGATTCAGTTACAGGAGAAACCCAAGACTTAAGAGTCGTAGTAAACGCACCATTGACAACATCGAGTTTTGTCTTCCAATTAAAATAGCGAGGATTATATCCAGCATTAAACAGATTGACAATAGATGCTTTGGGCGAATTGAATATTTGTGTCATAGGAAGAACCTCCATGCCAATATTATCAAACTCAGGAATCGGAAGAGATTCAGCATCAGTCACAAGCAACTGACCGTCTTGACCAGTAATTGTATAGTCAAGCAAAGGAACGGCATGATAAATACACATAACGACACAATGTTCATCAGTCGTATAAGCAAACGAACCATTACCAGCACCGACACCTTTACCGGCAATAACAGCAGTATCACCTTCACCAGAAAGGTTATTATTCACAACTTCGCTGATATCAAGGTTACGGGAAATACCACCAATATAGGTACACATATTGGAAAGAGCCTGGGGAAGATTGACACCAAAGTGTTTGCGAATCTGCTCACGATAATCAGAATCACCAGACTGACTAATTTCTTTCCAACGTTGAAGAGCTTCGGCTTGACGAAGAGCAAGAACTGTAAACTGACTCTGCAAATTAGAAAGATCAACTTGGAGGGAAGAATTAGCAGGAATAATATTAGAAGTAGAAGCATTCTTAGCTGCGAGAGATATCGGAGTCAAAGAAGCATTATAAGAACCAGTAGTAACAACTTCAGAAGTAGCATCACTGCTTGGACTCTTTAAAAATACAGAAGAAGGAATAGAACCCTCAGTATTTGAAATATTAATCACAGCAACATCACCAAACTGGGAATTCGGAAGAACACCCATTAACATGTCCTTATTCCAATTACAATACTTGAGGTCAAACATTGTATCGGATTTCCAATAATCAGACTTATCATCAGGGAGAGAATTAACCAGATAGGGAGAAACACCTGAGTAATAATCAACATTATAAGAAGAAGGATTAGCATTTTCCCATTGGGACCAACGGAAGAAATCCTGATAAATCTTCTGATAAGCAAGAAGAGGGAAAAGATTCACAACGGAATTCTGAATATAAGCCTGAGTATAAGAATCAGAAGAATCACGAATAACAGAAGTAGACCACCAACGATTTTCTACAGGAGGATTAACACGAACAAAATTACCATAACCAAGATAAGACAATAGCTTGAAAGAAAGGTCTGAACGATAAAAACCAAAAAGGTTCAAAGATAAACTACCAGAACCAGAACCAGGCTTTCCAGGAGAATTAGAATTCCCATTCAAAGAGGTCAATGCCGATTGAAAAGTAGACAAAGGCAAAGAAGGAAGATAAGTTCCTAAAGCCAAATTCTGTGTCAAAGACAACGCTTGGATCTGATTGATATCCTGCATCCGTGTCAGCACAGAGGGGGCAGACTTCCAAAGAAGACGTAACGGCACAGCATAAAAATCAAAGTATTCACGTAACCGGGTATAAGCAGAAGTCTCAACCGGTTGAGTACGGGTAAAGTATTCAACGTTAAACTTATACTTATCACCAGGCATAGAAATATCCCAATAAACGGGAAGAAGCTCACCAACTTTCGCAGTAAATGCATTTTTACGTCCAATATCAAATCCAGAACGGTGAGGATGGTTCTGGAGATTGGACAGTCCAGTGTAAGAAGCCATAAAAAAACATTTTTAAATTAAACAATATTAATTCTGATAAGAAAAAATACCAAACAAATCATTAGACCTCTTATGTTTAACCTTATCCCGGCATTTCATCAATGCCGCAGCAGCCAAACGACGAACAAGAGGAAGCTCATTGTAAGGTTTTTCCTTATCACGAACAATCCTATCATAACGGAAGGAGTAATTCCGAAGCTCAAAGTCTACCAATTCCTTATCATTGGAATCTTCCAAAGTCTGATAAAAGTCTACAAGACGATTGTAATCATAACGATTCCAAAAATTAACTATTTTCTCAGAGATTATTCGCAAAAATCTCTCTCGACAAAAGAGTTCTCCTCCAAGAGTGCCGCTGGACCAGAAGAATTCTGAGCATCCATCTGTTGAATATATTCGAATAAACTTCGAAATTCCGAGAAAAAAGCGGTATAACCGGGAGAGACGATGAGTAGTTTCCAAATCAACACCATCATACAAACGACATTCAGAAAGAATGAGAACATCACTATGCGGTAAATTCGCCTGAGGAGAGAGGAAGTTCCTATGTTCATTTGATTTTCCATAATTATCTACATAATTTAAATACTGCTTACAAAAAGACAAAATACTTTGCTTGGAACTTTCGCCAAACGGATCGCATCCTATATCAGCGCATCCGCTACGAATGACTCGTGCGGGCGCTGTGAACGCAGCAGAAAGTAACTGGTGAATACTCGATGGAGATTTACGAATAGCGTCCGAAAATCGGGGGAATAATCGAAGGAGATACGGCCATGTAGGTTTAATTGTGCGAAAATATCCATTGCGCTCAACGCGGACTCCATCAAGGCACTTATTGGCAACTTCATCAATTTCGTCAACTCGTACCTTTCGAGGAAAGAGATTTGACTCTGTAAATCCAATGGAATGGAAGGATTTAGGTCGCACCACTTTTGGCATCTGAGTATAAAAGTCGGGTAAAGCGACAAAGCTATTAACATATGACGCAACATACGGTGCTGCGAATCCTCTCGAGAGTGACGCATCACAACGACCGTAAGACCAAGCTTTAGATACATTTTCAAGAACAGTTTGCGAGAATCGTTCGGAATTGGAAAAGAGTAGTAAATGCCAATGCGGGCGGAAACTGGTAGGTCCGTATTCTGATACAGCGTAGTAACGTAATTTTTCATCTGGGTAATAACTTCTTAAACGTTTCAAAAATAGATCGAGATCACGATTACAAAGACAAGGAATTCTATTAGGAATATTATGCTTGATCTTACCAAGAATAGACAATAGTTCCTTAGGTTTCATAGGATAAGTAAACCTTATCTCAGGATCCTTGAAAGTACGCTCAACAGTAGAGCTTTTTACCTTAACAGAAGAGGAACGAGGAACGCTACGAAAACCAAACAAATAAGTGTTAGGGTCACCAGCGTCCAAGTCATCAATATTGGGAACGCAGGACACATCCGCAATATCATCCGTACAAGTCTCAACAACCGAAACCTCCAAAGTAGGAAGAAAGCAAGGAGCATAGGTAAGAGTAACAAAGTAAACATAACGGAATTGAGCAGAATAAGTAGTAAGAAGATTCGTTTGAACAGCAGACCGATTAAGGGTACAAGAAGGACAAAGTCCACAAGAGACAACAACGGGCTCATGCGTATACTTGTTAACAACCGTACGGGGATGCTGACAACGGGTCACTAACTTATTCTGTAATTCCTTAGTAATCATTTTCTATCGGTAAAATTAAGTTCCATTTGGCGGGGCTTACGACCACGGGCAAAGGAAACGTGAACGAATGTACGATATTTTATAAGTTGGTCAAACTTAAAGGGAGAACCTTTAACCTTCAAGATGAAGCCATCAACCGAAAGGTCGACAGGCTTTAGATCAATGGCATCACCAGTCAGATGCTGAGAAGTGCTAGAACCGTTACATGCGTCATTCTGTTCCTTAGTACGAAGGGCAGAAGTAACAGTAAAATGAACATTCTGACAAAGAAGCCATTCGACGAATTTCATTAGTTCTGAATTCATGACTTACGAAAATATTTGAGCAATAGACGTAAGAAGACTAACAGCAGCCGCAATAATTGCAGACCAAATCTTAGATTTAGTTTCACTTTTCATCAGGAATCGCTTTAAAGGTTGAACAATGAGAAATAATAAGCAAACAATCAGGACGAAGATGCGAAGAAACAAATTCAGAAACTTCCTCAACAGGAACGAGAATGGTTTCATTCTGACTAGGATTCGTTTTTGATTGAACAGAACACAGATAATACTTTTCCATAACATTTAAAATTTTAATTATACATTGGTTTTAAAGACAGGGCAAAGATATAAATAAAAATTTTAAAATAGCAAATATGAGCATGTATTATTAACATTAATAAACAATGAGCTATATGGGTGGAAGACTGGTCTGTGAGTTTGCGTATATAAGACAAGGGGAGACTGAAAGCGATGAGGTAAATCGCTTTCCCTTCGGGCAAACTCATGTAGGCTTCGCCAATTTATATTTTAGGTGTTTAGCGGCGACGGAAAAGAAGAGATCAGGGGGAGATTGCTTACGCGTTGCAAGCGTCAAGCTTGTAGGACAGCAGTACTATAGCCTACGGCTCTGATTTCAGTCCTAACGTCCCGAAATTCAGTAGGTGTATAACCACGCTTCGCGCGGTTGCCAGAAGTTACTCCAAACAACAAAACCCGGCACGTATCACTACGGACCGGGGGGAAAACGAAAAGAAGTAGGGAAATTAATGAATAAACAATGTTAACGACGACTACTAATAACTCTATGAGGCAAGAAATTACCTATAGTATTACCAATACTAGTGCCATATTCAACCCATTTATCAGAATCAAAATACTTATATTTTTTCTTTTCATTTCGAGAACGATACCAAGATTCAATATTCCTACTGCGAGCATTATCTTGGGAAATACCTAACCTAAGTTCTTCATTATGATAAGCCGCAGAAGACTCATTAGCTGCGATATTAGCGGCAATTTGAGACTCAGCAATACGAGAGGCAACCTTATTAGAAATAACCTGACCACGAGTACGAGCAGCAGCCAAGGCTTCTTCAGCTAGAGCCTTTTTAGCTTCAGCATAAGAAAGGTAGCCAGAGGACATGCGCTGGTAGTAATCCGCAGCCTTGACATTCAAGTCAAGCTGTTGTTGTTGGTCAAGATACTTATTTAAAATGCCTTTAGCCTCATTATCGAGAAGCATACCAGAACGCTGAGCACGCATAATGAGACCTGTCATTGCCATGTTATCAACTTCCTGTTGTTCCTTGGCATAACCAAGTTGGGCACGAGCTAGTCCAGTAGACCTCAAATAATTACGAGTTTCATCGGTAAGCTTTCCCCAATCAATATTAGAAAGAGTTTCCATTGCCTTAGCATCAGCAAGTTGCCTAGCGCCTTGCAATTGAGACTTTTCAGATTGCATCAACTCATATTGGAAAATATTACCAATAGAAGAGCCTATGCCGGAATAATCAGCCTGAAAAGGTTGCATGACGGCAGAACCAGAAGAAGAGGCAGAAGCACCGGTACCAGCTGACTGAGCAACACCAGCTGAGCCTCCATTCATCATCAGATAAGGATTTAAACCAGCTTCCTCGAGACGTTGACGTTGGGCAGAAGCAGTGTTATAAGCATTTTCCTTATTCCACATGTTTTCCTGCCAGTTACGCTGCTGTATCGCCATACGTTCATTAAACTGGTTATTCATCTGATTAATCTTGTAGTTCATCTGGTTGGTCTCCTGGACATTTTGCCTATTCTGCGAATTTTG